GGTAGGTAGTCAATCATTATGCTATCTATATTTCCGTCCTTTACTCCTGTTCCCATTTCTAGGCGCTGCTGCTCGCTGCCTGGCCCTTCTTGGGGTTTAGGTACAATTTCAGTAAATAAGATTCGCAAATAATTGCCGCCTGTTTTACTCTTGTTAAGCCAGCCAGCCATTTTGTATTCTTTATCGCCTACTATTGCTTTTCCGCTGTAGTCAGGCGAAAACTCTTTAGCCTTTTGCTGATTTCTGTAAAGGCTGCCGCTGTTGTTTTTAGTTTCCATAGTTTTTGTGTTCAGTTACCCCTGTCCCCAGGTTTAAGATTTTTTTGTTTTTTTAGGTAGTGTGATAGTTTCCTGCTGTATGTACGGCACTTGTTGCCATTGACCGTTAAAATTCATTATAGCAACTGGATCAAAGTCGTCACTACTGCGTAGATATTTCGGTTTTAGTACGAACTGTCCAGCCTCTTTGTTTTTCTCTACAATCATTGTGCTTTGCGCCCAGCGGTCTGTATTAGATCCTAAATGACCTAGCGTTTCGCCCTGTCCTTTACCCAGGTGTAGCACGCCAATCATTAAGACGTTATACTGTTTTGTGATCCGCTTAAACCAATTAGTAAGCCTGCGCGTTTCTTCTTCGCTATTGTAGTTTAAACATAGATCTAGCAGGCCGTCTACAATAATACAGGCGCAATCCTTATTGTCAATAAGGTACTGCTCAATCATAGCGCGAATACGTCCTGGCATATCCTCACGCAAAGAAAATGCGTCAAATGTACTAGGCAAACTGCGCTTATCAGCTAGCGCCAGGATCTTGTCTATTTGTCTGTAAAAATCAAAGTCGCTCATTTCAGTATCAAAATAGCCGATCCTGGGCCTGTCTGTAGGTAGCTGTAGTTTCATTCCCCAAATTCCCTGGTATGGCGGCACAAGCGCCGACGCTGCAGCTGCGCCGACAAATGTACTCTTACTGGCTTTAGGTAGTCCGCTAAAAATAATATAGGACTGAAGCATACCGACCACCTTACTTTGAATAGTGAAAATAGGCTGCTGGCTTGCAGGCCGCTGCGCAGGGTTATATTTCCTGGCCTGTAGTAAGTCAGTTAGATTCGGTAGTTCGTTTGTCATTTTTAGTAATTCCAGTAACTAGAAAGCCATAGCATAAACGCTAAAATAACGAATAGCCAAAATTTAGGACTATTCAATAATTTGTAAAGTATCTTTTTCATTGTTATTAAGTTTTTTTAATTCGTCCAAAAGTTCCTGGGCCATAATGATAGCAGCCTGCGCTGGCGTAAGCATATCGCCATTTTTAGATAGTTTTTTTGTACTGGCTAACTCTAGGTAATGCGGCAAAAGTTGCAGGCTAAAATACTCTAATTTAGATAGTCCAGGGATCGGCGCTACTAGTCGGCCTAAATTGTCTTGCGCTACTTGTGGGGGAAACGCAGGCGCGTCGTAATGTACGTTTTGCATAGTTTGTAAGTTTTGATTAAAAAAATAATTGCATAGCCTATTTCAACTAGTAGTAGTACAATTAAGCATACTAGTCCAGTCCAGGCAAATGTTAAAATAAATTTTAGTTTATCTCGTAATGTCATTAGGTAAAAATTGACTGTTAGTAAGCTGGCGCTGATAATAGTCAATACTGTCGTCGATAAGTACGCGCAGTTCCATAGCCAGGTTAAACGGCACTAGGCGCTGCTCTATAAGCGCTTTACTGCCGCAATCAAAAGTAACCTCTATAGTCACTTTAGATCCTTCCAAATTTTTACCCAAGAATTGTAGTGTGTTGATTTTTCCCTGTAGCATTTGTTTGTACGCTGCCAGGTCAATAGCTGTAGTAGCCATAGTTTTGAATTTTGGTTAGTAAGTTATCGTTTGTCAATTCAAATTTATAGTAACTTTTTGCATATAAACAAAAAAAAATCTAGCTGTGACTGGCTAGATTAAATAAAATGCTATAAATTAGTAACTTATGACAAATATAACTCGGCTTCTAATTTTCGCCTATTTGTTAGTCCTGGCACTTCTTTTCCTGCAACTTTATTCCAGCGTAAAAACTCCGCTGCTACATTACTAGTATTTTCGCCTGCATTTAGTTTTCGCAGTAGTGTAGATCTACCAAATGCGCCTAGTCCTATATTGTAAGCCAAACTAGTTAGCGCTGCTAGTTGATTTTCTGTTACTGGACGTTTTAATAATGCTTTTACGCGGCCCTGCACGTTTGCTGTAGTGATCTTTAGCCACTCCAGCGCTTTTGCTTTTGTAATTACGTCGCCCTGCTTAATAGGTAGGCCTGTTTCGGGATTAATTGTATTACCGTAACCAATAGTCCATAGGCCGCCGCTATCTTTATAGGCGCGTAAACGCAACCCCTCAAACTTTGCTATAATCTTTGCAGCTGACACTTTACTAGTAATTAGAATAAGGCCTACAATAGCTAGGGCAATAATATAGTTCCTGTAGCCTTTCATTCATTACAACCCTGTTTTATCGTAGTCCTTTGCTACTCCTAGACCTAGACCAGTTGTTATGGCTGTAATGCCTTCAATCATTTGTCCTTTTAAAATTAGTGCGACGCCGCTAACAATGCTGGCTATTCCGAAAAACGTAGTTTTCCAGTTACGCGGTTTTTTTAGTTTCATATTTTAAATAGTTTATTCCGTTGTATAGTATTGTAGCTATTCCCAGGCCTGCTAGGATCAATTTTTCGCTATCTGTTAATTTAGGACGCATAGCAGCGTAGAGCATAAACGGCCCTATAAAAGCTACGTCAGCTAGCCTAATTAACTGCGTTTTCATTAATCTTTAATTAAATGCTCTAGCAAAATGTCCAGCTTTGTTTCTAGCCTGGTTAGTCGCTGATCGTGGTCGTCATTGGCGCGCTGCTTTTCCTCTAGCGCTTTTACGCGCTGATTAAGTACGGCCCAGCTTGCACCAGCTGAAAAAATACTAGTTACTACTATCGCTATTACCTGGCTGTCCATTTTCTTTTTTCGTTTCTTCTGCGATCTGTGCGTTCACTTCACGCAGTTTTAATTGTAAAAATTCAATGTTTGCTAATAAGTCGTAAGCCTGCGCTTTAAGTTCCTGTACGTTTGCCATTTTTTTAAGGTATTAAGGTTAAATTAAGTTGCTCGCAAATATACTCATAAGCCGCTAAATTAACGTCGCTAGCAGCACCCCAGTCAGCATAAGCCTGGCCGCTGATCGTAGTATTACCCTGGGTTAAACTTTGCTTTGTTTCGTTTCCTTCGCTGTCAGTTGTTACTTTACTGATGTTCCAGTAAAACTGCGCATAGTCCGAAAGGTTGTCGTTTACTATACTAGCGTCAATATAGTTGCCAGTTTCGCTTTGTCCGTTTTGCCAGATCTCTACTGGCTGAATTGAATATCCCATTTATTTTATTTTTATGTTACTGTTGCTAATTTGTAAAGAGTGCCGCCAATATCTACCTCAATATATTCTGTTGTATTAACCACTACTGTTGCTGCTACGCGGCTGCCTAGTTTCCAGCTTGCTGCTGTACCAGTATTAGGTGCAGCTGTTCTTATAGATCCACCTATTAACAATTTATCTGAAGGACTAGTAGTAGTTCCAATTGCTACATTTCCTCCATTAGGGGCGATAAATATATTTTGATAAGCTGAAACATTATAGTCATACGACTCTAATCTCGCGCCATAACTTTCATACGATAAAAATACTCCAGCACCATTAAAACCTTGAAAAGTACCTTGTGCGGATAGATTTTTTCCAGCTATAACATCTTGATCAATATATGTTCTTCCATTAACTCTAAATTTCCAACCAGCGTCTGTTGTAGTGCCGATTAGGAAATTTCCAGTATTTGCAAGCCTTGTATATTCCGTTGAACCAATAGTATTGGTAATAATTCCATTGGCCCTTAATGCTAAATTACCGCCCATTCTAATTTGCGTGTTAGCATTTGGCCCTTGTATTGTACTTTCGTCAGTAGGTAAATATATTGCTGGCTGTACTGCATTATCTTGTGTAATAACTAATCTACCGCCACTCGTTGAAACGGTGCTACCGATACCTAAATTTCCACCATCAGTTAATATCATTCTTTCGGCATAACTTCCGCCATTATTATTGGCAAATACTAAACCGCCATTAGAACCCGCGCCTTTATTATAAATTAAAATAGTTTCACCATTTCCGGCCGACCTATTCCAACCTATTTGTAAACCTTGCACATCAGAAAGTGTTGCGCTTGCACTATTTGACGCAAAATAAGAATATTGACCAAATGTTGCAACATGTAATGCACCTAAAGGATTATTAACTCCAATACCTAAACCAGTTGAAGTTAAACGCATTTGCTCACTACCCGCTATTTCAAATTTTTGAGTTGAAGCATTTAAAAGTAACGCGCCTAATGTTGTTATTCTTGCGCCTTGTACATTATCTTCCGGCGTAATATAAGAAGTTGAAGAATAACCTAAATATTTACCAGCGCTTAAAAATATGTTATCTGTAAATTTACTTGTTCCATTAACTTGTAATTTATCTCCAGTATTAACAGTAGAACCTATTAAAACATTCGCCGCAAAGTAGTTTAAATCGCTTGCGCCCTCTTGATAAATTCCCCACCTATTTGTATAAGTAATTGTACCAGTGTTAGCCGTTTGATCATTAATTAATAGTCCGTAGTTATTTGTTACGCTTACCGCTGATCCGCTATTATCGGGAAATAGTACGCGAAGGCCTGCTAGGTGCGTTATTGTACCTGTAGCTGATCCGTTAAAGGCCCAGCCAGTTGTAAGGTTACTATAAGATCTTATTTGCGTTCCCTGGCTTTGCGTTAATGTGCCTGTGCCAGTAAAGTTAATCGTATTGTATGCGTCTAGTCCGCTACGCGCACCGCTAGGGATTGTAGCGTTACCAGCTAGCGTTAAATCTAGGCTTGCACCTAGCGCCGTAATTGCGTTAGGACTAGAAAAACTAGCGCCAGCTACTACAGATAAATTGTAATCAAAATAGTTGCCGCGTGCAAGTCCTGTACTATAGGTTTGCTGCGCTTGAAATGTACTCTTATTTGTTGCCGCCTCAAACTCTAGCGCGTCAATAGCAAGTACAGTATTATGTAATTCAAAAAAATTATTTCCACTATTGTAAGTATCGCCTAATCGCCATAGTCCTGTGCCTGTACGCTGCCACGCAATATAAGTATTACCAGTTGCGCTAGTTGTATTAAACTGCGCAATAGTTCCTGTACTGTGAACATCAAGCGCTGCACCAGGCGTGGCTGTATTTATTCCTACTGATCCGTTAAATAATGCGCCATAACTTGTGCTACCAGTATAACCTCTTGTTCCTATTCCGCTAGTAAAAGTTCCAGTATAATCTGATCCAAAAATAGCAGCTGCTGCGCCACCATTAGTTTCTATATGTACTATTCCGCCAGCGTTATAGTTAGCTATAGTTACTCTATCGCTAGTCCAATATAATGCACCATTACCAGCTGTAGCACCTGCTAAATAAACTCTATCTGCTTTAATTGCGCCGTTTGCCTCTATAGTATAACCAGGTGTAGCTGTGCCGACACCAAGCCTTGTATTTGTATTATCCCAAAATAAATTCGCGCTAGATCCTATCGCCTGGCTGCTGGTAAAATAGGCCACTTGCGTAGCTGTACCGCTACCAGTAATTGTGCTAGTACCTGGGCCGCCGATTAGATCCCACGTTGTGCCGTTATCCCTATAGATCTCAAAAGTATCTGTAGAAACGAACAGCCTACCAGTTTGGCCTGCCGCTGGACGGTTAGCAAACGTATTGCTATTGATCGCAGGACTTCCTAGCTGGTTTAATATATTAAAATTGACAAACATTAAACGTATCTTTTAAGAATAACAGTTAGCTGATTTACTCCCGATCCGCTGAAATTAAATGTATATACCTTAACATTAATCTCATTTTCGTTTCCTGTTATATTCCAGGATTGATTCGGCGTAAGTAAAAAGCCGTCTACTGTTACGTTACTAGTTCCCTGGTTTACAAAAATTACGCTGTTAGCGTTAGTGTCCGTTTGGCTACTAGCGCTAAAAACTTTTGTTTCTGTTATGTATTTTCTGCACGTCATTTGCAAGCGCTTTTATCTGCCGCATATCTGTTTGCGTCAGTAGTTTCGTCGGGTAAAAAAGTTGTTTGATCTACAGCGTCAGCAACTAATTGCCTAGCTGTACTAGCGGCCGTTTCAGCGCTAGGCGCTGCTGGCCCTGTCTTTTTCTTTTTTAGTAGCCAGTAGTAAAATACTGCTGCCGCTGCTAAATAGATCCACGTCGTTTTTTTCATTGTAGTTGTTTTAAACTAGTACGCTGTCATCAAAACCACGAATAAACGCTGGCTTAACTAGGGCCTGCGTTACTGCTTTTGCTTTCTTTTTAGAAACGCCACTTTTTACGGCGCGCTTTACTGCTATTCTTTGCGCAGTTTTAGCAGCTTTTGCTTGTGCTGGCTTTTTTGCAAACAAACTAGTAATTAGGTTAGTTCCTACATCAATTAAACTAGGCTTTTGCGCTGCCTGGTATTCGGCCTCAAACTCCGCTTCACTTTGTTTTATCGGCATATCAGCCGTAACGGTAACGCCGCCACGTCTGCGAAACGCCATAAAAGCAAGCGCTGCGCCTGCTACTAGTAGGATTGGTAATATATTTTTTTTCATCTGTTTGGTAGTTTATTGGTAAAGGCTATTAATGTTTTTAGCTGGCTATCGGAAAGTCCGTCCCAGGGTAATAAGCCACCACCATTTGTTAAAAAAGAAAGTAGATCCTGTTTATAGATCTGCTGAAAAACGTCTGCTAGAAATGATACTGCTGCTTTGCTCGGCACTCTACTAAATGCTGCTAGTACAGCGTTAAAGTCGTCCTGGAAAATTCCAAAGGCGTTATGGATCTGCCTAGACAGCCTTTCTGCCTCGGCGCGCACTATTAATCTACCGCCTACTTTTTTATAGTAACTCGGTTTAAAATAACTATTGGGATCTGTAATTAACTGACTAGCCGCTTGTGATCCTGGCCCTGCAGCTAGTCCACCAGCAATAAGTATGCGCTTAATTGCCGTAAATGCTAGCAGGCCGCCAGCTATGTAGATTGCGTCCCTCGTTGTTATTTTCATTTCCGTAGCATTGATAACAGCATTGTGATCTGTGATTCGGGCATAGCTGCCAGCTTTGCCAAGTCGTCTGCTGTTACTCCTTTACTAAATAAAATTTGTAGCGTTGTTTCAATATCCTGCGTTCCGCTTACGGCTGCTACTCTAGGCCTGGAAAAATTACCTACAAAATTGCCTAGCGCAGCAATAAGTAACTGCTGCACTTGCGGCTGTTGTAACATTCCTGCTAGTATGCTGCCTGGCGTGACTGGCTTTTCTTCTTCTTCTTCTTCGTCCTCGTCGTCCATTTCTGCCAGCCTTTCTGCGCGTAGTGCGCGGATCTCGTTTAGGATCTCGTTGTTTATTTGTGCCTGCTGATTGCTTACGCCATAGCCAGCTATCATTCCTAGTGGTGCTTCATTAACTACGAATACTTTGTTAAGCGCTGGCGTTGCTTTCTCTTTGTCCTTATCATTAAAAATTCCTAGTACAAAGTTGTTATAGTCGTCGCTAGATATTAACGCAAGTTCGGACTGCAGCTTTTGATAGCCTTCGTCCTTATCCTTACCGTCATAAGCGCCAGTAATGTTTCTAGGCATTACTGAAAAACGATACAACTTCCAGGCCGCTTGCGGCTGTTCATTGTACCAGTTTAATACTGCGCCTGCAGTTCGTAGTTGTGCTGTAGCAGCCATAGTTTTTAGATATAATAAACTCCAAAAATGAAACTGAAATTTGCTGTGTTTGCTGGTGCGCTAGCAATTTGAATAAACGATTTATCCCAGGTTACCTTCTGGCCTTGAAACTCAAACAGTCCGCGTACAAACGGCGTGCTTGCGCTAGTTGTTGCCTGTGTTCTAACTAGGCTTACTAAAGGTATTCTGTATAGATCCTGGCGTTCATTTGCGTAAAGTACCAGGTAAGATTTTTGTAAAATTGCTGCTGTTGCTGTTGCTACGTTATTTGGCGAAACTGTCATAGTATCAACTCCAAAAGATTCCATAGCTAGCAAGCTAGTATAGCGCAGTTTTGGTAGGTCTGGAAATGACCATTGTGTTTGCGTCTGTCCTGTGCTTGCAACTCCAGGTACTAACAATTCTACTAGTTCGTATTTAGCGGCTTTAAATGCCATTGTAAAAAGTTTAAATAGGGCCAGCACTAGGCTGGCCCTGGTTAAAATAATAATTAGCGTACAGGCGTAACGTTCTGTGCCAAATGACCACGCATAATAATAACAGCGCGACTGTTTGATTCAACGGCTGTCATAGCTTGCGGCAACTGTACAGACAAAATGTTCTGTTTAGATCCTACAAGCACCCACGCTGGCTCAATAGGGTAAAAACCACTATCCGCACCACTTTGCTGATCTTTGTAGTTGATTCCACTAGTTGTGTAATCAGCGTTAGCTGTTTCCTGCTGCTGGGGTACTGAATAATGTCTGTATAAGTCATAAGACGGAACTATTTGTCGTCCGTTTACGGTTAAAGACAGGCTAGAGTTGTACCAGTTGAACAAACTAGTAGCTGTGTTAGCTGTTGAGAAAATACTAGCGTTAGGATAAGTTACCAACTGAAAGTTAGTAGCTGTGCTGCTGCTAGGCTTTGCAAAAAATAATCCAAAAGAAGAACATACAAATGCGTCCTGTAAAGCAAGACGGTTTTCTGTGTTCGTTGCACTAGTTGAACTAGAAGATACGTCGTTCACTAATACTGGAAATTGATAGTTTGTGATAGTAGTTGATAAACTTACTTCCAAACGTAGATAGGACTGTGAAAGTACAGCCTGTCCTAGCGAAAAACCAGCGTTATTGATCGCCTGTTTCGCTTTTTCAAATGCTAGGCGTGTGCCTACTGCTGTTGCCATTGTGTTTTTGCCCTGTTCGTTGGCCCAGGGCTGGGCTTTTTAATTTTTAAAATAAAGGTGAATACAGGTGATTAAGGATTAATACTCGTCGCCTTCCTCACCATATCCAGCCAGTACTGAAAGGTCGTCGCCAGCCATTACGCTGTCGTCGCCTGCAATTACGCTGATATTGTCGGGTACTTCGCCAACTGTTACTGGAAAAGTCATTGTGTCGTCCATTTGTCCTAATGCAGGAACTAATTGACCAACTAGACCAGCGCCGCCTGCAGCGATCATACCGTTTCCGATTGCTTTACCCATATCCCCTTTTAGGATCATTGGAAAAGCTAGTCCGATACCTAATACTGCAGCGTTTTTAATACGCTCGTCGCCTACTGGTATGAAACCAGCAACTTTTTTACCAATAACTGCACCAGCGATAATTCCCAATGCAGCTGTAATGTTGGCTTTGCCAACTGCACCCATACGTCTGCGGCGTGTGCTGCGTCTGCGTGTGCTTTTTCTACGTCTTGCCATTTTTTGTTTATTGTTAAGTTAATACGTCCTAATTACCATAGTAGCTTGTCAGCAAAGTAGCCTGGCGATCCTTTCACTTTTCTGTCTTTTTCGTGCCTGGCTTTGTAAAGTTTTCGGCGCTGATCTGCTACCTTTTTACCGAATAACTTTTTGTAGGTCGGGTAATCTAAATAACCCCTGGCGCCTACACTTACTATAAAATTTCCTTTTCTGTCATAAACATCAATTTTTTTTTCTGCCTTACTACTGGGCCGCACTTTTACATTTAATCGCTTTGCCTGGGCCAGCGTGTAAGGCAATATCTTGTACATTATTTTAAAATACCATTTTCAGCAAATGAATAATGACCGTCTTTTGTAATAATTATGTGATCCAATACATTCATATTATGAAAATTAGCAACTTTTACTATTTGTTTTGTTGTGTCAAGATCTGCGTTACTAGGTTTTAGTTGTCCACTAGGGTGATTGTGACAAAGAATAACAGCTGTCGCGCCTAACTTTAAAGCAGCAGCAAATAATAATCTTAAGTCCATTACAGTTGAAGTAATACCGCCCATTCCGAATTGATAAACTCCTAATACATTTGCATTGTTATTTAAAAATATAGCAACTGCAAATTCTTGTGTTTCAACTTTTGATTTTGTAATGAATTTTTTTAAAATTTCAACTGCACTTTCTGATCCTGTAATTTTTAAAGAAGATACTCTTTTACCTCTTGTTAATCTAACTTTTACTTCAGGTGCTAATTCTTTTAATGATGTAACTGCGCCAACTTTACCAACTACTATTTCTGGTTGATCTTTATAGCCACTAATTCTTGTATAATGTACAGTAGTATTTTTTCCCTTTCTAAAAGTTGCTACATAACCGTTTATTCTTCTGTCTACATTTTTTATTTTCGGTTTTTTAGTTCCGCTAACAACTCTTACACTAACATTATGACTTTTAGTGTCTTTATGTGTCTGTCCTACTTTCTTTTTACCAGCTTTGCTATAGCTGATAGCAAACGCTTGCTTTACAGCTTGCGCTTGCGTTAATTTAGGGTTTTTCTTACGCAGCTTTTTAGCCTCGGCTACTACTGCTTTAAATTTTGCCCTGGCTGCTCGTTGTTTTGCTGTCATTTTTTTCTAGTTAAAAAATAAACGGCAGCTGCACCGCCGATAATTAAGGGTAAGTAATTTGGTTTTCCTGTATCTACTTTTTCTGTAAAAGCTGGCGTTTGTGTTATTTCCATACTAGGCGCGCTATTCTCGTCAAAAACCTGGTCGGCTGTATCAATGTTAGCCGCCTCGGTTGCTGCTTTAGGCTCTAGCGCTTTTTTTGCTAATTCCTGCGCTTTTGCATTTAGCGCGTCTTTTCCTAGTTGTACTAATTCCGCAGGATCAATACCAATATCGCGTAGGACGTTTGCTACTTTTACTAGTAATGGCGCTGCCGCTGTTGCTGTTGCTGCCGCTGGCGCTACTCCTATGTAACTATCGTCGCCAAAAATTCTTTTTTTCTTTGATCCACTTTCCCAGGCCTTTTTTAGCGCGTCTAACTTGCCGCCTACACCTTCCCAAAAATTAGTAACCTTACTAGGCGCTTTTTGCCAGGCTGCTGCTAGTTTATTTCCTAGTCCGCCAAAGTTTAACGCTACCAGCGCTAAAAATGCGTTGCGTACTGGTGCTGCAGCTACTTTTAGTACAGCTTTTGCACCTTTCTTAAGCACTTGCCCTGCAGTACGTCCTGCAG